TTGCATATTGTTTAATTCCCTCACCTTCATGCAAAGGTGTAGAGAATGAAAGTTCTTTCAGTTTACTTCCGGAGATAAGAGTGCTGGAACTTCCGATGAATGATCCACAAAATTCTTGTTGAAACTGTTCCATATTCCAACTAATAGAAGCAAGTGTATCTTCTTTCCATGCTTCATCTCTGCCTGGAACTTTATCCCAAGTAACTTCAATATAGATATAACCGTTTTTGCCCCTGCCTCTTTCATCAATTTCTTCTTGTGCCTCTTTACAGATTTTCCAGAAGTGATTCAAAGAGTTCGGAGTGGATGTCAATAGAATTTTTGTTTCTTTACCAGATGAAATGGTAGGATAAACGGACGCAAAAAACTCTTCCCAATTATTTAAGAAGGCAGTTTCGTCGATATATAGGAATGCGATAGATTTACCACGAATGGAACTTGAAGATGATGCAGCGGCAATAACCTTACAACCATTTTCTAATTCCATAGAACCTTTATTCCAAGTGATAACACCTTGCTGTAACCAACCAGGTAATGCTTCGAATGCCATCTGGATGCGATTAAGAATTTCAAGAGCAGATGCTGCTTTATTGGCGAGAAGTGCAACAGTTTTATATTCGTTAAACAATATATAGTGCAAAATAATAGCCATAGCGGTAGTTGTTTTACCTGCCTGACGAGAAGTATTTGCTACAACTCGTCTATTATTACTAATTGCATTGATAATGTCTTTTTGATAATCATATAACTTAATTGGAATAAACCCGTGATCAACGTGAACAATTTTAATATACCGTTCAGCAAAATAGATCGGATCTTCCGCACATTTCATATACTCCTTGAGCATTTCTGGAGTCCATTCAATTGGAGTACCAGATTTTTTAAGAAGTGAATTACCTAAGTAGCCGCCAGAATCTGTCATTTATGATCTCTAAAATATTCTGAAGTTCTAGTTGAAGTGAATGCAAAAAGTTTACCTTTATTTGCTGTTGAGATACAAGGATATAAATTAGTAAAAACTTCATCAAGAGTATTCATAAATTCACTTTCATCAATATAGATATTTGATAGTGTTCTACCTCTACCTTGATGAGTATTGCTGCCTCCACTTATAATAGCACACATATTATCAAATTCTAGTTTTGTTTTATTATGTGTAACAATTTTTGCTTGGATGTGTTCTGGAAGATTTTGGTGCATATCATAAATTAGATCCAACACTTCATTACTTGATTGCATCTTTGGACCCATAATAAGACTTACTCTATATTGATTAAAGATTGCATGGTGTAAAAGAATAATAGCGGCAATAGTAGTTTTACCTTCCATTCTATTTGCGTATTTTGCAAAAACATTCTTTTCGCTATAATCTTTAATAGCTTGTCTTTGAAATTCGTTTAATTTCAGAGGTACTAAACCTAATTCTACATGTCTTACTTTAATATGTTTTTCAGCAAAGTATTCAATATCACCCATACATCTTTTATAATCTTCAATCATTTCAGGTGTCATTATCAAGTTTCTCCTTTGAGCATTTTCAATAGATCCGCAGTGGATACAATCAAGTTATTATTTGTCACATTAGTCTGAGCAGCTTCTTTTGGTCCATTGACTTCATCCACTGCATACTTTTTCTTCATAGACATTTCAACAAAGTCTTTGTTTGCATCCAAAAGTGTTTTCATCAAAGTTGAAGCAACTTCAAATGCCCTTGGACTCTCGGATTGTTTTGCAAGAGACATCATTTCCTTAAGTGCATCATCACCTTGCTCAATGATATTCTTTATATTACCTCTTGCCTGTTCAATATCTCTCACAGTTTCATTATCTTCTGCAATGACAGTGACAATTTCAACCGGATCTGCTAATGCAAGTTCAGTTGAAGGTTCTACAGTCGCATCTAAAACTTCAGCTAGAGGCTTCAAACCCAGTGCATTTGCAATCTTATCATCACTCATTATGTTACCTCAATCTCATCTCTAAAAATTGTAATTATTCCCCAATCATCATCAATATTAATAAGTTCATAATCAAGTGTTTCATCAAGTGATGTTGTTGGTTGCCCATTTGCAGTTAAACCAGGCTGTATTGTAATTTGACCTTCTGGTGTTGCGGTTGTGTCAATTTTGGTGTGCGATCTGATATCAATAAACTTTATTACACTACCTTCTCTCTGTGGACCAAAATACCAAGCCTTCATTGTAAATGTAATAGTCCATAAGAGACTTCTTCTAGTTTCAAAGTCTGCCTCATACAGATCTTCCATGTTCACGGAATTTAGAATTAGTGGAATATCTATTGGATCAAGATTATCAATTAACTTTACAGTGTAAGTCCATTCGGGTTTAAAGAAAGGGATTATTTGTTCTAATATTTGTGTTCCATCTTCAGCATACTTAGTCATAATACTAAGCGTAAAATTCAGATTATAAGGTGTTCCAACATACTGAAATGTTTTTTTATCATCACTGTGTGTTTGACCAGAAATTCTTCTTACAGAATTAACTTTCCTTGAACCATCATATTCCATTCCTGTTATCTCGAAAGCCATTCTAGGAAGTGTGATGGCAGTTTTTCTATTTAAGTCTGGATCTTGATTTACTCTTGCAAGAAATTTTTGATAAGGGCCATATGAAATAGGCACAACCATACGCTGTACTTCATCACCAGTATTTGGATCATCACGTGCAATAGAAATTTTATTAAACATAGTTCCGAAAAGAGCTATGTATTTTTTAGTAGTTGCATTATAAAAATAATTTACAAAAGCCATTTAAAGTTCCTTACCAGGTATCATTGCTCCAAGCAATTCGTTTCCAAATATTATCAGATCCGGTATAGTCTGAAGTACAGTAATAGAAATAAGTAGAATCAAACGCAACTATACCTTCTACATCTGTGCTATCACCTATGCTTGTGTTTGGTGCTAAATCATTTTTTATAACTGAAGAATTACTTATAGAAAGTTGCCAAATATTTTGAGCAATTTTACTAAGAAAAGCCATAGATCTTGCTGGTATATCAAAAGATGCTACAGAATTTGTTTCACCTTGAATATAGAGAGTAGCATCTGGTAATTCGATATCGTCATTTACTTTAGGTCTTATAGTTGATGCAAAGCCACCAGTAATAATTTGAATTACATCACCAATTTTAAAGTTTTGCTCATTGTAACTAGGAATTTCTACAATATTATCATAAATATAAACTTGTCTACCAGCTTGTGAAATAGTTAGGCCATATCCTCCAAAATCACCTACATATGATTGTTCAAATTTTGGTTTTGTATTTGGTGCTTTCGGTAATGTAGATCCATCATAGAATGTAATTCCGATAGGTGTAGTAGTATCTATTTTCTCTCTTGTATATGCAAAACTGCCGTCGTGACTAGCACCCTGTGCCCATTGAGAAAATTTAATCTTGTAATATTCGTTACTTGCTGTATCCTTCATAATAAGTTCAGTACCAACAATATTTGCACCTACGCTATTGCGAAGTGCCTGTCTGAAAGTTTGATAATATCTTGTTTCAATATCTGATACATCATCCCAGCCATCTGCATTCCATATTGTTGATATTGGGCTTATGGCAACATCATAGGCTACTTCGAATGCACTATTATAGATGCCGCCGCCCAGACCACCAATACCAGATGCATCTCTTGTAAGAATTACATATTCAGATATCGTATCAAAGACTGTATTTGAATCTGTATTTGGTGCTTTTGTAAATGAAATGATGTTATTGGATGTTTGATATATACCAGTTAACTCAATATGATCTTTTACAGTTAATAGATTATTATTATCTGTTAAATCTAATATATCAGTTGCAATAAATGGAGTATTGAAAAGATCATCATAGTCGCCGGAGAAAAGTAACCCTTCAGTATCAGTTAAATCTGAAACATCTGTACCGATAAATGGGGTATTGGAAAGATCTCTATAATCACCAGAGAAAAATAATCCTTCAGTATCAGTTAAATCCGAAACATCAGTGACTACAGAAC